ATGTCCTTCCTTATAAATATCACCTCTTATATTTCATCTTTATCAAAGAACGTTTTCAATACAAAGTTAATCAATCAATCAGAAATAGCAAATATTATTTGTTTGAATTTAAGCTATCTGTTTCTAGTTTATCCGGCTAATAGTAAACATACTATTATGACAGATGAAGAACTAAGAGCATTTTGCTTAAAGCAAGCTATTCAAATCATTACTCACAAAGAACAGCCTCGAACCATGGGCTTTCAAAATACAGATAGTATATACTTATTTGAACTTACTGAAATCCTTTTAGAGTATATCAAAACAGGAAAACAAAATTATGTACCCGTCTATTTGAACTACTTCAAATAATCTGCGACTATTGCAATTATAGCTATAATGGCAGATGCAATGCTTGTTATTATAGCTATATTTACGCCTGTTCGTTGTCTTTTCCTCTCCTTTTCTTCTCCGCTAAAGAATCCGCGTCTTCCTAATTCAAATCCTTTTTCGTTTAAACCATAATATCGGTTTTTCCCGTCGCCGGAGAAAGTTCCATAAAATCGCATGACGTAATCAACCGCGTTGTCAGTAGTAGCTTTTCTTTGATCCTCTGTCAAATCATCAGCATTTATAAGCCCCCCTTTGTCGTAGGCGATTTTTATAATTTCTTCTGCGATTATTTCTGTGTTATTCATATTGTTATTATGTTATAATCCACGGAGAAATATTATTATATCTATTGCTTTATATCCTTCTATTTTTAACAATGCTTTCAAATAGGATTCTTTCTTTTCCTCTTTCAATACTCTTTTCAATTCATTGTTATTAACTGATCGCATAGCTTCTCTAGCCTTTAATATACATGCGTTTATTGCATCTGAATAGTTCTCAATATATGGCTTTTCTATTATATCAGATATGACGTCTAAATAACGAAGTAAAGCGTTTTCAAATTGACTCTTAAATAAAAAATTATCTCCTTGTATGAATAATAATGACGTCATTATTTCTGTTTGGCTTTTTTCATTTGCTTTTTCAATGTATTCTATCATTTCTTTTTTGGTAACATTGATACTCTCCGTTAAAGAATCGCTAGTTTGTTTTACTTTACCATCTATCTTCTTATCTATTGCAATCACATTCCAAATCTGCCATCCAATTAACATCGTCACTAAAAGCGATAAAATCCCTACTATCACCCCGATATAGTCTATACCTAACTCCGGCGCGGATGGTAACGAAACGCAAATAGCGACAACACTGCATATAATCGCAGCGATCGACAAACAGTTGCTCCAATATGATTTGATTCGGTTTTTCATGTTTAGTTCGATTTAGTGGTCGATGACACTTGTTTATTTGTTGGTTGCTTCTTCTTTGGATGAGTAGCAGTCGGATTCTTTATACTCTTCATCTTTCCAACTGCTTCGTGCTCTTAAAGAGTAATATATACCATCGTTTTTGACATTAACGGACATAACTTCTAACTTTTTCGGTTTACCGTCTTTTAGAACCCATACACTATCATCAATCTTGTATTTATTTTCTATTTTGCAATTTTCTGAAATAGAAAAATCAAAAACGGCTTGACTATTATTGTAGCTATGGGGCGTAGTTCCTTGATAGAGGAAACAATATTCACCGGGTAAAATCGGCGTTTGTGGTGTTACTCTAAATTCTGTTTCATTTATTGCCTCAATGTTGCAAATTACAATATCTTTGCTTTCCACTCCGGCAAAATTACCTGAATATAAATCAATTTCCCCAGTCTTTAACTCTCTTTTCCCCTTTTTGCTTATCAACTTTACTAATACAAATTCATGTGGAGAAGAAGCAACGGTAAACCGCCAATTAGACGCCTTAGAAGTATTCTCCATTTGTTTTGTGTTATTGAAAAAGAAACGAAAATCTGGTATATTTGTTTCTATGATATTAGTAGAATGTTCATTTGATAACACTGATTTTATTTTAGTATTAGTTATATGAGGCGTTACTTTTGAACCTAATGTATTAGTTTTGGCGTTAGAAATAGCCGCAGGAAATATCTTTTTAAAACCGTCGTTTTCTTTGAAATATATTCCCGTTTTAATGCTTTGCTCTCTTGCTTCTTTATCTTCGCTTCTTTTATTCCGTTGCATCATCGCTACAATAATATCATTACTTACTCCTTTTTCTTTTAATTCTTTTAGAGCTTGTATAGATGTATCAAAGTTATTTTTTGACGTATTTATTTTAGTTACTATAACGTCGTTCGAGAATCCAAGTTCTAACATGTCGGTTATAGACTGATTTGTTAATACTTCATCTTGCGCAGATGCGATAAGTGGAAAAAATATTAATATTATCCCTAATAGCAGCTTCTTCATATTGTTTTGTCTTTTATAATTAGTTAAATCCATGTTTTTACACTCACTACACCGACGACTAACGCCCAGTCGTATATTTCATTAACCGGAACATCATACGGTTTGAATCCTTCTTCGTTATTAAAAGGAACGCATTTAATATAACCCTCTTTATCAGACTCTTCGATTTTTTTTATCATTATTCCATCATAGGTTGCCAATGCATATACTTCACCCCAACGCACATGAGAGCGACTTGTTACAATTCGACAACCGACAATATCCCGATCGTTAATGCTTCGTTCTGGAACGTTTCTATTAATCATGCTACGACCTCCGGCGCGGATCGTAAAATCACAACCGGGCATATCGGGGATGATGAAGCGTTCGCAATCCCCTTTCGTTATTGCAGAGTTAAAGCCATTCGGTAGACCACAAGAGGCGGTAACTACGTCTATATGTGGAATGGCTTTACCCTTTAAATCTTCATAGTGCATGATATATTTTTCATCACTATCGTTCGATACTTTAGAGCTCTCTAAAGAATCGTCTACCCCACTAATAAGCCATCCCACATTAACACCTAGATAATCAGCTAGGATATTAATATTACCTATATTAGGCTTTGTTCCGTTTAGATAGTTCATAACTGACACCTTCGATACCTTTGTGTCTCTTCCAATAGCATAAGGTGTAACTCCTTTATTCTCAATAGCAATCTTTAATCTATCTTTAAATTCCATAAGCACCAATAGTTAATAAATGTTTTATGGGAAATAATTATTTCCTATTTTCTTTTATGGGTAATAATAATATCCTATCTTTGTCGCATCAAAGTTAATCAATCAATCAAGAACTAACAAATAAAAGTATAGAATTATGAAAGCAGGAATGAGCGATAAAGAAAAAGGCAATACGATAACTCAAATAATGGTTAGCATGAAACAAGCCGCTTTAGCTGAAAACAAACCTTTCGATGAAGGTATATTTTTCGACCTCGCATTTATGAGCGATGAAGAGTTATTGAGAATTTCAAAACTTTGCGGCATTAAATAAGATAACAAAAAAATAACTGGCGGGGCGAGAGCCCTGCACAATATAGATAATAATGGAAATAGGAATGATCGGAGACGTAGAATTTAAAAAAGCAGGAAGCGAAACGGTATGTTGTGTTAGCTTGATTAATACAACAGCCGGACAAAGATTCTTAGCGTGTACACTCGCTAGTAGTAAGACTTTCAAAACGTTCAAGGGCGCAGAGAAATTTATGAACTCATTCGGTTATCAGAAGATTTAATATTAATCCGTAGCCCTTCGGGGCTACATAACACGATACACGACAATGAGACGAAAAAGAAACGAATTAACTGCCCTTTTAAGGGGGATGCAGCCCGGGGAAACAATGACCTTCCCTCGTTCTAAAAGAAATTCAGTTAGACCGACCTGTACAAATCTAAAATATGACGAAGGTCTACTGTTTACGACGGAAACCGATAAAGATAATCTAATTGTTACACGATTGAATAATGAACAATGGGACGAACTAGAGTAACCGGAAAAGTTGAGCCAATAGTGAAGAAGTGGCTTAGTAAAGACGAAGCAAAATCCTATATAGGATGCTCGGATGATTTTTTGAGAACGTTACGGGAAAAAGCTCTCATTTCTTTTTCTCAATTTGGAAAAATGATCTGGTACGATTTATCGAGTATAGATAGATTCATACAAAGTAATAAGGTAGTATAAAACAAACACCATGTTAACACTAAAACAAAGTCCCGCCGCTATTATCTTAATGCTTTCAGCGTGCAGCCTTGCAGAAGGCGAGCCGGAGCCGGGCAAATTAATTATCGCACTATTGATCGTATTTATAACGGTTATCTACGTGCTAGTCTGTAACTATCTAAACGTGAAACGACATGGCGGCGAATCCTCAATGTATCGGTAATTGCCGAATTTGTACGGTTCTTGGCGCGTGCCCTGCTGATACTCTAGTTTGCGAAGATTGCGGCGAAGAGATCGAACCGGGCGAAGAGATAGAATTAGAGGTCGAAACGTACGAACGTGGCAGACATGGCACAAAGATAATAACGGTTTGCGCTCGTTGTTATGAGTCGCTTTATCAGGGTGGAAACGATAACTTTTAAACAACACGATAATGACACATTGGAAAACTCAATTTAACTACGACTATCTAGGCGCTTACAGCCTACCGGATGGAAAAGATATAATTCTCACCATCCGCGAAACGAAAAAAGAACAAGTAGTCGGCGCGTCTGGAAAGAAAGAAGAATGTTTCGTCGCTTATTTCTTCGAGAATGTGAAACCGATGATCCTCAACCGGACGAACTGCAAAACATTGACGAAAATTTTCAAAAATCCGAATTTTGAGTCATGGATAAACAAGCAAATCCAAATCGGAGCGGTATTAGTTGACGCTTTCGGCGAAAAGGTTGATTCGCTTCGTATTCGTCCTTTTCTTCCGAAAGTAGAAAACTCATTGCCTACTGTTGAGACAGGATCGGCAATCTGGAAAAACATCCTCGATGGTCTGGCAGGTGGTTTTACGGTCGCACAGGTACAGACGAAATATAAACTAACTAAAGAACAAATCAAAGAATTAGTAGCACATGAAATCAAGTGAACAAAAAGAAATCGAATGGAAGGAAAAGAGACGGGGCAAAATAACCGCCTCTACGCTTCCCGATCTGATGAAAGCGGGCAAAGGTTGTCCCTTTGGTAAAGGTGCGTTAGACGCAATGTATTTAGTACGATACGAGCGGAGAACCGGGACGATGCGAGAAAACGGAAGTAACAAAGCGTTTGATTGGGGGCATGAAAACGAACCGCTAGCGGTCGAATGGGTACGGAGCCAGTTAATGAACGAGATCAAGTCGTGTACAACTGATTTTAAAGACATTGTTTTCAATGAACCGTTTGAAGGATTCGGAGATTCACCGGATTTCTATGTGTACGGATTTGACGGGAAAGTTATCGCTCTGGGTGAGATCAAGTGCCCGATGTCGCAAGGAAAGATCGAATCGCTGCAGTTCGGAAATACCATCGACGAAAAAGACGAATATTATTGGCAATTCCTCGGACACTTTTTAGGTCGCCCGGACGTGGACAAATTGTATTATGTCATTTATGACGGTTATACAAATGAAGGTCGAATACTCGAAATGAATCGCGCCAACCACGCGGATAATATAAAGAAACTCTATGATCGAATCCGGTTGGCTAGCGAGATGATAGACGAATCTATCCGTTCCGGTCTGGACTTGCTCGATTGTGTCGATAAGGCAAAAGAGGTCTTAAAATTAAAGATGCAGATCGAGGCGTTAAAGCCGGAAGCAAAAAACAGTGTTCCGGTTAAGAATCAGATTTATAAGATACGGAAGGAATTAAAGAAATTGACGAAGAAAGTACCGTCACAACACTAACACAACACGATTAATCACATTTTTATAAACACTTTAATAAACACAAAATTATGATGCACACTTGGTTTTTATGTAAAATTCGTTACGAGAAGGTGATGGAAAACGGAATGCAAAAAAAAGTGACTGAACCGTATTTAGTCGATGCACTAAGTTTTACCGAAGCAGAAGCACGAATAATCGAAGAGGTCACACCGTTTATCTCCGGTGAGTTTACAGTGTCCGACATTTCTCGCGCACATTATAGCGAGATATTTACTAGCGAAGAGGATTCCGCCGATAAATGGTTTGCCGGGCGACTTGCTTTCACTACGCTTGACGAGAAAAGCGGCAAGGAGAAACGGACTTATACAAACGTACTCATACAGGCGGCGGACATTCACGACGCAATGAAGAAACTCGACGAAGGAATGAAAGGAACGATGGCGGATTATTCTTCGATTTTGCTTAAAGAAACGGCGATTGTAGACGTTTATCCGTATGAAGTAAATTAACAAGTGCTATGTTGATAGATAATTCAAAATATCCGATTTTAAATTTTGTGCTCAATGGAAGGATTCATGTTCCCGAAATTGATGCTTGCTCCTTTTATGCAGAAGCAGCCTCTACGCAAAATCGTATAAATGAGGTTCATTCTTTGAAAAATAAAAATGTAGATTTGTTATCAAATAGTTTCTATGACGCTATGATTAAATCTTCAAAATCATTTGAACCTATATTGAACGGTAGCGATTTTACAAAAGGGTTAGAATCTTCTGGTACTATTATTTTCGGAAATATAGGCGTGTCTTATATCATTAAAAATGAAGGAATGGCTTCAATATGGTTTATAAATGGGGTGTGCGCAATAATAAATACAGAGAATGTAACATTTAGAACATCTATGCACGGGGTTGGGGGGCTGATCTTATGAGTAACGCCAACCTTAGAGTATCTTTTATCCTTTGCTATATTCTTTTTAAAAAATACGCTAAAGTTGACACAAAAACAATTAGTCACAAATCAAAATTAAAGGTTGGAGCAAGAAAATACAAGAATAAGTCAGACATCGATATTAATCTTATGGATTGCACATGGTTTACTACTATTGTTCGAAATGAATGCTTCTCCGTTAGAGGACATTTTAGGCTACAACCCCAAAAAGACAATACTGGGAATTGGACGAAAGAATTGATTTATATTAATGAGTTTCAAAAACATGGATATATAAAAAGAGCGAAGGTTTTATCAAATTAGTAACAACGCGCCGGGTGAAAGCCCCGGCAAATCGGATAAGTGGCGGAATTGGAAACGCCTAGTTATGTAAGGTTGATCGCTAGACATTCCGTTAATGCGGTGCGGCTCTTGAAGTATCATTCCCGGTTCGAATCCGGGCTTATCCACTATTCACAAACCAATTAAAATGACATGGCAAAGTATAACAATGTAAAAATAGACGGATACGACTCTAAAAAGGAATATCGACGCGCTAAGGAGTTGAAACTACTCGAAAAGAAGGGGATTATAACCGGATTACAAGAGCAAGTAAAATACGAGCTTATTTCGCCTCAATATCGTTTCTATGAAGTGCAGGGAGTGCGGAAGATGCTACGTAAAAAGAAGCTGATCGAACGAGGAGTTTACTACATCACGGATTTCGTTTATTATCGGGATGGTGAGTATATCGTCGAAGATACTAAAGGTGTTCGGACAAAGGAGTATATAATCAAACGTAAGCTCATGCTTTACGTTCATGGAATTAAAATAAAGGAGGTATAAGAATGGTGAAGAAAACAGCACAAAAGCAAGTAAAACACGATTGTCGAACGTGTCGCAACGGAGGAAGAGAGAATAATTTTATTTGCTATTGTTCCGTCCTGAAAGTAGGGCGGGCGATCGGGATAAGGATTTGTAGTTATTATGTCGCTCGATAGACTTTATAAGTGTGATGAATATAGACGGATATACGCTAACCGAAAAGATGCGAAAAGCGCGACGACGTTTCAGATTTACCGCCACCGAACAAGCCCTTTTTTACGAATTAGTGGCTATTTGTAACGGCGAAGATTGGAGGGACGTTTTCGATTGCTCGAACATTGAACTTTGTTTTGCGCTTAACGTGAATGAGAAAACACTAATAAAAGCCCGTGAGTCTTTAATAAATGCAGGATTGATTTATTATAAATCTGGTAAGAACAAACGTATTATAAGCTCTTATTCTTTCGTGAAGGAATTTAAAACTACTGTAACTACTACTGTAAATTTTACAGCCAATCAGACAGCCAATAAGGGAGCCAATCAGACAGCCAATGATACAGTAGATAAGGGAGTCAATGATACAGGGGATAGTACAGACTATAATAAACTAAAACAGAAACCAAACAGAAATATACTCTCTAAAGTCTCTCATGGAGATTTTGATTTTATATCTGACGAGTTTTTAGAAGCGTTTTCGCTCTGGCTTGAATACAAGAAAGACAGGCGGGAAAATTACAAATCGGAAAAGTCACTCAAAGCGTGTTACAACAAATTAGTGAAATTGAGCAAAGGTAATCCGGCGGTCGCATCTCAAATCGTAGATGAATCGATTGCGAATAATTGGGCGGGATTTTTTGAACTAAAAAACGATAAATGCGAATATGGAAACAAGAAGCAAACAGACTCTACCGATAGCGGCGATACTATCATACGGACTACCGTACTATGACGAGCCGATAGAAGTAGAGAAGCGCCCGGAGTGGTTTAAAGCGTGTTGCAAATATGTTTGTCCTAACTTCAAGATAGACGATTCGAATAGAAACATAATGAACCAACTGTTTTTGTATACTGAAGGACGATCCGAGAAGCTAGATTCAAATAAAGGGTTATTGTTACGAGGTGACATCGGTACAGGAAAAAGTACTATCATGCAGATTCTAAACCGATATAGTTATTTCACACGCGGCAAAGCAAGGGGCGGCTATCCGATCGGTGGTTTTAGGATTGATTCGGCTTCCTGTATTGCAAACGGCTTTTCGATGCGCGGAAAGGATGCACTAGAATTGTATACTTACAACAACGGTACGCCGCGAATGATCTGTTTTGATGAACTAGGACGCGAGCCAATCCCGGCAAAGTATTTCGGTACTGAACTAAACGTGATGCAGTATATTTTCCAATGTAGGTACGAGTTGAGACATGAGGCAATAACTCATGTTACAACGAACTTAACGATTAAGGAAATACAGCGTATTTACGGCGCGTATATCGCGGATCGAATAAATGAAATGTTTAACGTATTGGACTTGAACGGAGCTAGTAGAAGATAATTAATACAACGAAACCATGCGAAGCAGAAAAAAGAAACTTGTGTACTTTAAAAAGATTCCGGTTCGCGTTGATCTGGAACAATGGCAAAGGCTCGATAAGATTCGCGCTGACTATCATTTCAAAAGCACATACGAGATTATGCAGTACATTTTAGGCTGCTTTCTCCGGGTTGCCGATCCGATGCCCGGCGATGATGATGAAGAAGTGCTACCGGACGAAATCAAAGAAATGTTCTACGATCTATCACAGGCGGAACGACATTTCGAGTATGTAAAACCAAAACGAAAACTACCACAACACAAGGTAGACGAAATGAACGGACAGAAACGATTAGAAGGATTTTAATATGGTTAAAAAACTATCAAACACAAATTATTTGCACGACGTTCCTGTAGAACACGCCGAAGCAAACGAACGGAATCGGAAGTATATCGACCGATTTGTTTCAGAGAATTATAACGGCTTAGTTGCCAAGTTTTCACCTCTAGACGGCACAATAAATTCAAGTGCTTTCGGAGCACTCGATAAATTAAACTCTACGATTATCTCGCTCTATACTGATCCAAATTTACACTTTACAGATTGGGAACAGGCGAAACAATATCTATCGAACAAGTTTACAGAAAAGGCAATTCGCGTTCCGGTGAAGAAGCCTGTCAAGAGTGAAGTAGTAGAGAACGAGGACGAATTTATTAACGACTAATATTATTGCTTCAATGAAAGACGTAGAACTATTTAACGATCATTTCCAGAACTATAAAACATACGGTATTCCGAAAGCACAACTAATCATTGCGGATATTCCCTACAACATTGGGAAGAACGCATACGGTTCTAATCCATCTTGGTATATCGACGGAGACAATTCTAATGGAGAAAGCGAATTAGCTGGAAAAGAATTTTTCGATACCGATAAGGATTTTCGAATTACTGAATTTCTTCATTTTTGTAGCAAGATGCTCGTTAAAGAGCCAAAAGAAAAAGGAAAATCCCCCTGTATGATTGTCTTTTGTGAATTTCAGCAACAATTCGAACTTATACAGAAAGCGAAGGAATACGGGCTGAACAAATATATCAATCTGGTATTTAAAAAGAACTTTTCGGCACAAGTTTTAAAGGCTAATATGAAGGTCGTTGGTAATTGTGAATATGGTGTACTCTTGTATCGGGATAAACTGCCAAAATTCAATAATGGCGGTCGGATGGTATTTAATTGTTTCGATTATCCTAGAGACATAGATACACCGCGGATTCATCCGACACAAAAATCAGTTCCGTTGCTTGAGCGGTTGATCGAACTTTTCACCGATGCGGGTGATGTTGTAATAGACCCATGCGCCGGAAGTGGTACAACATTACTTGCAGCCGCTCAATGCGGGCGAAAAGCATACGGATTTGAGATAAAGAAGAAGTTCTATGCAGATGCGAATAAAATCATTTTGTCGCGGATGCAGCCTAGAATGTTTGTGTAGAACTAATAAACGATAGAATTATGGCAATATTAGATTAACTATACGACGATTGAGCATTTCGTGTATAGCTAAAATTTTAAGAATTGTATATACTTAGACTCGTTTAATTACTATAAACTGACCTTTTTCCAATTTCGATGTTAATTCTTTGTATTTTCTAAAAGCTTCATCTTCGGTCAGTAAAAAGTAAACAGAGTCAGTCATAATCGTTGTGAAAGTTCTAGGATCACATTGATAAAGAATAAAACCAAATAAATACTGTTCCATAAGTATAAAATAAAAATAGGTTATACGACGATTCAAATGTAATTAATTTATCTAAGAAATAAAAGAAATAACAATAAATAGAGCTTTTCGGGCTTTGTATATTCTATAAAGAATGAATCAAACGCAAAATCAATCAAAGTATTATTATTCCCCTCGTTTTCGACACTTCAATATCTATCGTCGCGATCCAGACGGAGACACAAAGGTAGATGATGCGGCAACGCAAGAAGAGGCGAAACGGAAAGTCTACGAGTTAAACGGATGGAATTACAAACCTAAAAATAACACGGTAAAATGAGTAAAGTAAAACAGTACATCGAACAAGCCACAAACGAGCGCATCCGCTCGCGTGGCTTAATCCGAAAAGTCGCTATTGAAGCGGCTCGGATACAGAGAGACGAAACGAGGCGGCAAGCTATCGAAGTGTATAAACAAATGTGTCCGTCTAAGAACTGCAAAGGTTGTGCAAGCCGGATACACAAACAGGAAACGCAATCGACTCGATGCGACGGGAATTGTGCACGGATTAGATTACTTATTAACGGATTAGACCGGATCGAAACGTTATGTATATAATCAGGCGTATTCAATGCAAATCGGGCGATGTGTCCGAGACGCATTTAGTTGAGATAGAAACGGACGACATCGAGGCGACACGAAAGGAGTTGCACGATTGTTATCAATGTGATAAGATTCTTTTTAATTATGACGAACAATGAGTAGAAACCCGCATTACATTAAGATGATTAACTCCAACAAATGGAAGTTACTTCGAGCTAAGAAGCTACAAAGCAATCCGGTTTGTGAGATGTGCGAGGCGAACAATCGCAGTACGCTTGCAACGGAAGTACATCACACTGTCCCGGTTGAGTCCGTATCACACGAACTCGGAATGAGACAACTAATGTTTGATTATAACAATCTGCAAAGTCTTTGCCATTCGTGCCACTCTGATACGCATCGACGTGCTTTTAGTCATTCGAAAGAGGCGGTACAGGCGAATAATAAACGAATGACGGAACGTTTTGCGGATCGGTTTTTGCAAGGCGAGAAATAATATTTTTCTGATTTCCTTACAACCGCTCAACCTCGACGAAGGGGGGGCGGTTTTTTTATTTTTTAACGCGATACGCTAAACTCACCTCACCTCATATTTACACGCGCGAGTAATTTTTGAAACGAGGGGGTGCGCGTTGGGGGTAAACTTTTTGCGCGCATCTTCCGAGCTACCAAATACTTGCGATCTTTTCCTATATGCAAAAAGCCTATAAAAATGTGTGATTTGGACGACATAAAAGAAAAGATTCGCGCCGCGATGGAGTCGCAGGGAACATATACGGAAGATTTAGACCTCTGTATAACTCTTTGCGCAGGTTCATATATGGCGTTTCAAATTGCACTAAACGATATTTCAAAGAAGCGTATGAAGTCATACGTGAAAGAAGTGTCCCGCGAAAATAATGATAAACTTACGGCGCATCCTGCTTTCAAAGTTTTATTCGATGCACTCGAAGCAACGCGCAAACAATTACGCGAACTTGGTTTGACCTTTCAAACGCTTTCTGCATCTGATGACGACGAAGTAAACGACTTGATTAACGAAGTAAACAAAATAGATCGCGATGAACAAGGAGAATAGAGATAAACTGATAGCGTTAAAGCAGTCGGTTGTCTCCGATCTGCATAACATCGACGTTGATTCGTATAAGCTAGACAAGGCAGACGAAAGACTAAATGTGTATATCAAAGGTTGTATTAACAATCCGAACGCGCACAACCTTTACGAGTTGCTAGCCGTTCGCCGCTTCTTTGTTTTCCTCGATAAATACGAGTTTCGGATCAAGGAAGTAAAGAAGTTCGTCACGTTCTATGAGCGTTTGAAGTTTTCCGGCACGAAGGGAAAAACTAGATACAAACTGACTCCGATACAAGTGTTTCAGTTCTCTAACATTCTAGCGTTTTACAAGCCCGGCACAAACAAACGTTTGATTCGTGAAGCTCTTTTATTCGTCCCGCGTAAATTCAGTAAGACAACAAGTGTAGCGAGTCTTTCGATTAACGATTTGTTGTTCGGTGATGCGAACGCACAAACATACGTTGCTGCAAACTCATATAATCAGGCGAAAGTTTGTTTTGATGAAATACGTAATATTTTAAAGTCCCTCGATCCGAAGTTTAGACACTTCAAAATTAATCGAGAAATCATATATAACCGCATAAAGGGAAAAACCTCTTTTGCCCGTTGCCTTGCCTCTAACCCGGATAAATTAGACGGACTTAACGCAAGCATGGTAATAGTAGACGAGTATTCACAAGCCGATAGCGCCGCATTGAAGAACGTTTTAACGTCCTCAATGGGCGCACGGCTCAACCCTTTAACCGTAGTAATTACGACCGCATCCGATAAAGAAACGGCTCCATTCGTCGAAATGCTCAAAATGTATAAATCGATCCTACGAGGTGAGATTGAAAATGATTCCATATTTGCGCACATCTTTGAGCCAGACGTAGACGACGAGGAAGGCGATCCGGCAACGTGGCGCAAGGTACAACCACACATGGGTATAACCGTTTATGAAGATTTCTATATAGACGCGTATCAAAAAGCACTATATAGCGCGCCGGATGCACTGGAATTTCGAACAAAGTTACTAAACGTATTTACTACCGACCAAACAACAAAATGGATTGAGGCAAAGCAGATCGAAGAACGATTCAAAGATATTAGAATAGAAAATATTGGTACTTATCCGCTTACGATGGTGGCGGTTGATTTGTCCGTTCGAGACGACTTCTCTTCGGTTACTTATAATATCTATTCGAAAGAAAGCGGCTCTTTTCATTCGCATACGGACTACTATTTCCCGGAAGGGGCTTTGAAAGATCATCCGAATCGGGAACTTTACGAAGGTTGGGCGAAAGCGGGCTATTTAATTCTTTGTGACGGTGATATTATCGACTATCAGCAAATAGTAAACGATATACTTGCGCGTGCAAAGTATCTACAAATTATGGGAGTTGGCTATGATCCTTATAAATCGGCTGAATTTGTGAATCTTCTTACTTATTCCGTAGGCGGTGCGAGTGAATATATTAAGCCTGTTAAACAGACATACGGAACGTTTACAAGCCCTATCGAATCCTTTGAACTTGCTTTGTATCGGAGTAAGCTCACCTTTAGCCCTAATCCAATTACGCCATACTGTTTTAGTAATGCGGTATTAGACGAAGATCGGAACATGAATAAGAAGCCAGTCAAGAAAACGCATAACGCGAAGATTGATTCGACTATAACAAACCTAATGACATTCTACTTATTTAATAACATGGAGGTATAATGAAACTATCTTTTAATTTTGAATTGGGACGTTCAAAGACGCAAAAACGCGCCTTAAATGCAGAGATGAGCACAACGGATAAAGATGCGGCGATAAACTCCCGATTACCATCGTTACCCGGTCAGCCAATAGATGTGCATAACAGTAATCAAGCAATGAAACTTTCAGCCGCATATAGATGTACTTCTATTCTTTCGGGGACTATCGCGTCTTTACCGCTTATAATTAAACGGAAAAAAGATGGATATTTCTCACCAGACGAGGAAAACGATTTATATACGATATTAACCCGTATGCCTAACCGACGAATGAATAGTTTTGAAATGGTTAGGAATATGGTTGTTCAAATCGTAAATCAAGGAAACGCCTACATCGTTATCCGTCGAAAGTTCGGCAGTGTTAGCGAACTTGTATTATGCGCAAATAATACAGTAACCTATGACAAGTTGAATGATGTTTATATTATTTCTGATCCATATAACCGGATATATGGGCGTTTTGAATCCTACGAAATAATCCATCTTAAAAATAATAGTTTGGACGGGGGATATACAGGAGTAAGTACAATAATGTATGCTAGCCGTATCTTTTCCATAGCCGCTAGTGCAGATAATCAGAATTTACGAACTTTTCAGAATGGAAGTAAAATAAAGGGGCTTGTTTCCGGTGCAAAAGAGATAAATAAAGGGTTGCCCGGTGCAGGTATGACGGATATTCAACTTTCTACGGTTGGAGATCGCATAGAGGAACAACTAAATACAGGAAGAGACATTATTTCAGTTCCCGGCGATGTTGGATTTCATCAACTTTCTATAAATCCGGTTGATGCGCAGTTATTGGAAACAAAGAAATTCAGTATTCTTGATATATGTAGATTTTACGGAGTTCACCCAGATAAAGTATTTGCCGGACAATCTACTAATTACAAAGCTTCTGAAATGAGCAATGTTTCTTTTTTAACTGATACACTGCAACCAATATTGAAACAAATCGAGGCTGAATTTAATTACAAGCTGATTCCTAATTCAGTCGCTCACTTATATAGTATTTCATTTGATTTGTCATGCTTATATCAAACCGATTTAACGACACAAGCAAGCTATTATAAAGCTTTGGAAGAAATGGGAGCTCATTCCCCGAATGATACTCGTAGGGCTTTAGGAAAACCGCCCGTTGAAGGAGGCGACAAAGTGTTTATCTCCTGCAACGTTCAACCAATCGAGGCGGCTAGTCAAAAAGTAGAGCTACCCAAAAACGAAGAAACAAACATATAGTAAAATGATATTTGCAAAATATGGAAATACGAAGTTATACAGAGTTAGGTGCTCCTAAAGTTGGAGATGGAAGAATAATCGAAGGTTATGCGGTTGTATTCGGACAAGAAAGCCGTGTATTGTACGACAGGGAAAAACAACGCGCTTTTGTTGAGGTGATCGAAAAGGGAGCTATAACGGAAGAGTTATTGCGTAGTTGTGATGTTAAAGCTCTGTTAGATCATAATAAACAGAGATTGTTAGCTCGTTCTAATCGTGGTGCGGGAACTTTGTCGCTTGAACTTGACGACTACGGATTAAAATACAGATTTGAGGCTCCTAGTACTCCCGATGGAGATTTCGCCGTAGAAATGATTAAACGCGGTGATATTTTCGGTTCGTCTTTTGCGTATGCTTTAAATGAAAAGGATAAAACAAAAGTTTCCTATTCAATGAAAGACGGGTTGTTGCTTCGTACTGTACACATGATTGATCGGATTTCCGATATATCTCCCGTTGTTGATCCTGCTTTTTATGGTACAGACGTAACGGTGCGGAGTATGGACGATACGATAGCGGAGTTGTCCGGCGAGAATAAAGACTATCTAAATGAAATTAATAATTTACGCAAATCAATTTAAAACATGAGAAAAGAATTTGAAACTATTGCTCAATACAAAGAGCAGATGCGCGCTCTGTTGGATAAAGCAGAAGCGGAAAAAAGAGCACTCGACGCAAGCGAGAAAGAGCAGTTTGAGCAGTTAAAAACAAAGAAAGAACTTTTGGAAATGAAAGTCGAACGCCGTGCGCTTGAAGATATTAACGCGGGACTGGTGTCAGACCGTCGCGTGTTGTTTTCACAGGCTGTTTTTGACGTCGTTAATCATCGCTCTTTGGAAGAATACAACGGAGTAGTATCGGAAGGCGGTATTAAAGTTGTAGAACGTGCGGTGACTGTTACAGATACAACCGATGCGGCTAGCATGGTTCCTGTTACAATCGGTGAAATCATTGAACCGTTAGAAAAAGGCTTGATTATTGATAAACTAGGTATCAAGATGCAAAGCGGGCTTGTAGGTGACCTTGTTTTCCCAACATTGGCGGCTGTTGAAGCAACAATTCAGGGTGAAAACGTTGCGGTTACCGATACCGAATTGAATATCGACAAAATCAAGGCTTCACCCAAACGTGTATCTATTTCTATCCCGGTGTCTAAGCGTGCGATCAACCAAACGAACTACTCTTTGCAGGACGTAGTTTTAAAACAAATTTCGCTTGGTGTTGCCCGTACTTTGAACAAATGGATGTTTTCGGGGGCTGCGTTGTCTGGTGCAAGTAACGGCGTGTTTGTAAAGGCAAAACCGGATGTAGAATATACTTCCGCATTGACGTTCGCGAATATTGTTGCACTTGAATCTACTGTCATGGATGCGGGCGTAGATGTTACGGACGGTACAGCCGCCTATGTTTGCACTCCAAAGGTGTATGGTACTTTGAAATCCACTCCCAAAGCGGCGGGGGCTGCTGAAATGATCTGCCAAAATGGTATGGTGAACGGTTATCCGGTTCTTGTTACTAACTACATGGACGCCGATTCTATCGGATTCGGTGTATTCTCCAACGCTGCTATCGGTCAGTTCGGCGATATGGATTTAGTGATAGACCCGTATACCGGAGCGAAAAGTAATGTCGTAAACTTTGTGTTGAATACTGATTATGATATTGTTGTAGCTCGCCCGGAAGCCTTTGCCATCGCAAAGAAAAAAGCTTCTGCCTAATTCTATAACCTATCATTCACTAAAGGGCTGGGGCTTCGGCTCTAGCCCTTTCTAATTTATCCAATATGGCACAATACGTAACACTCGAAGAACTCAAACAGCATTTAAACGTTGACTTCGACACGGACGACGCGTATATAACCGGGCTTATCGAACCCGTTCAACTTCTTATCGAATCGTATCTAAATAATCCGCTAGATACCTACGTTAAGGACGCAAAAATAGATCGGCGTATCTGGCACGCGATCCGCATCCTTATAGCGAATTACTACGCAAACCGTGAATCGGTAACATTTGCCACTCCGCAAGTTATTCCGGGGCACATAGAACTATTACTGCAACCTTTAAAACGATATACGTAATGCAAGCAGGATTATTAAACGAAATGATCGCTTTTTACCGTAGCGAGTCAAAGCGCGATAATCTGGGCGGCACGTCTGAAAGTTGGGTGAAAGTATTCGATAAACGCGCATACATTCGCTTTAAGTCGGGTGCACGTAAAGAAGCGAACGGCGAGATATATAATACGACCGTTAATACGATAATGATTCGCATCTGTAAAGAGATCAACGCTAAAATGAGGATCGAATACGACGGGCAGAAATACAAGATTCTATCTATCAATCACGACCGGAAGCAACAAGCAACGGTTATAGAAGCGGAGGTAATCAATGAGTAACGACAATTACACCGGGCGCAACTTGTATCGCGTCGAAGTGGATGCAACGCGAGTAAACGAACTACTTAAACGGTTGAACGATAAAGAAGCAAAGAAGGCAATTTCCTCCGCTCTTAGAAAGTCGATTCTTATCATTCGTAAACAGGCACAGGAAAATCTAGTTTCCGCTGTTACTGATGCAGAATTTAGCAGTTCTAAGAATGGCGTATCGTTCAAACCGTTAAAGAACGAAATAAACGTAGCAGTTTATCGCAATGCTTCCGGTGCACGGGTTGACTTGATCGACCGCCGTAAAAAGGGATCACGCGCCTATATGTTGAAATGGTTTGAATCAGGAACAAAAGAACGAGCTACCAAAAAAGGAGCGAATAGAGGTATTATAAATGCTTCTCACTTCTTTTCTAACGCGGTTAAATCGAAGCAAGCGGAGGCGGAAAGCTCACTAGAGAAAAATATTATTGATTCTATAATGAAAGTAGCAAATAAAAAGAAATGAGTCTGTCAATAGGTGCACATGTATATAAGAAACTAAGCGATTCTACGGAATTGGAAAAGTTGGTTGCTGATAAAATCTATGCGATCTCAACAAAGACGGAAACATCTTTTCCGTTCGTTATCTACAAGCGTAGTTCTCTGGTTCCAGAATATACGAAAGATAGATATGGTACGGGCGATACTGTTTCGGTTGAGGTTGCCGTAGCTAGTGATAACTATTTGAACTCTGTTACCATCGCCGAAGAAGTACGTAAGGCGCTCGAAAACAAGCGCGGGCAATATGATAACTTCAATGTAATAGACGCTAAACTAATGAGTGCAGACGAGGATTTTATCGAAGATACTTTCATTCAACGCCTTGTATTTTCTTTTAAAACAGAATAATAACTAAAACACGATAAAATTATGAGTAAAGCAAAATCAGTGTTAGGAAAAGACCTAATGTTATTCATCGACGGTAAAGCCATCGCACTTGCCACATCTTGCAAATTGGGGCTTTCGGCTGAAACAATCGACACACAAAGTAAAGATTCAGGTATCTGGACGGAAAAGGACATTAAAAAACTTTCTTGGAACGCTTCCAGTGAAAACGTATTTAGCGCGGATGCAGATGCGAATAGCTACGATAAACTATTCGCTTTGTTCTTGGCGCATAAACCTGTTGTTCTGAAATTTGGCGTTGTTGGCAATCCTGACGTAAACGAAATGCCCGCCGCCGGATGGACGCTAGCGGAAGGTGCATATACAGGTAGTGCGGTTATCACTTCACTAGAAGCAAATGCGCCGGATGGAGACAAAGCAACACTATCAATCAGTTTCGAAGGAACCGGACCGCTTGCAAAGGAAGCAGCTAGTAAATAACTTACGGGCGGTGTTTTGCCGCCCTCTAAACGACTTATTCAATGAAAACAATATCACTTAACGGAAAAGATTTCTCTTTGAAATATACGCTTCGTGCGTTCTTTGTGTTCGAATCTATATCCGGCTATCCGTTCCAGTTTGGAAAGATGTTAGACGAGTTTCTTTTGTTTTATTCGTTCCTGCTTGCCTCTAATCAGGAATTGTTCAAAATGGAATTTGAGGAATTTATCGAATTATGTGAAAATGACTTGACTCTATTCGAACAATTCAAAGAGTTTATTTTGGATGAAATCAAACTACGTTCGCAATCGGCAGGAAATGACGTAAAAAAAAAGAAGGTGACAACGCGGAAACGAAAGCCGTAAGTATACGCGAACTTTATTCGCGCGTTGTTGGTGAGGGCGGGATCGCTCCCGATTACTTCCTCGATAAAATGGACTTTATCGAGGTTGAATCGTTTATAGACGGATTGAATCGACGCAATCGGGAAGCGTGGGAACAAACTAGATTGTTAGGTTTCATTATAGCGCAATCTAATAGCACAAAGACGCTAAAGCAAACCGATATACTCCGGTTCCCGTGGGATGAAGAAGAAAAGAAAGATACGAGCGTAACGGACGAAGAAATGCAACGATTACGAGCTAAGGCAAAAGAAGTAGAATCACAATTAAATACGAATAAAGATGTCTGATATAATAACACGATTATTGCTTAAAACGAATGACTTTGACGCGAATCTAAATAAGTCGAAGAAGAATGTAAACGCTTTTCAAAGCGACATTTCTAAAATGTCCGGTGTTGCAGTATCGGGAGTTATGAAGTTCGCCGGGGTTCTTGGTATTGCTGTAACTGCCTCGGAGGGTTTCAATAAAGTAATGAATAGCAGTCAGACGCTAGGAGATGAATATGCCCGTACTATGGACGGCTTAAAAGGTGGCGTAGACCAATTTTTCTACTCTATCGGTAGTGGAGACTGGACGCCGTTCATGAACGGGTTAACCGAAACTATACGTCTAGCACGCGAAGCATACAACGCGATGGATCAATTAGGAAATACAAAGATGTCATTCTCTTATTTTGATGCAAAGAATCAAGCAACCATACAAGAACAAATAACTATCTTAAAAGATAAGGATTCAACGGAAGAGCAAAAGAAAGCAGCTAGGGAACTATTATACAAGACGCTGAAAGACCAAGAGGAAATCGTAGGACAATATAAACAAAGAAGTCAAAACGCATTACAAGCAATGGTAAAGGCGGCAATAGGACTTGACGGCGTAGATGTTTCGGCAATAGATATAGATAAAGTGTTGAGATTAGATGTATCTTCGGTAGGCGATAAACAAAAGGCACAATTAGCGAAACAGTATAAAGACTTCGTAGATGAATACGATCGTTTAAAATCCAAATTCACAACTTACGAAACGGTGGGTTCTGGAATGAATGTGCACACGGTTACAACAACAGATACAAATGCATTGAGTAAGGCAATAAGCCCGATGTTATCGAAGTATCAGGATGCAATACAATATAACGCGATTTTAGTAAAGAAGAGTGATGAATGGTTGCAGAATTTAATAAACGTTGCAACGGCGGCAGAGGCGGCGGGACGGAATTTATCTAGTATGACGAAAGCGGCGAACCGTGCTTTACAGTCAGGAATAGGCGGTAAAACGCCAAAGGAAGAACCGAAAGAGGGCTCTATCGCTTGGTATGACACGCAAATCGCAGAGCAAAATAAAAAACTGATTGCTGAAACCGACATGCAAGCGCGTTCCGCCATTCAAGCAACAATTAATGAACTCGAATCAAAGAGGATAAGTTTAAAGTTTGTTGTAGAGCAAGAAACGTTCAAAAGTGCTCATGGTGAAATGAAAGACGGTGCTTTGTCTCTTCCGGTAAAACCAACGTATAAAGATAAAGTTCCTACTCATGGGAAAGAAGGTAAAAACTTAAAGTTGCCGAAATATGATCCACTTTTTAAAAAAGAAGATATAGACATGAATGAAAGGTATGCCGAATCTCTATCTGCAGTTGGTAGTATTATGGGGTCTTTATCTGGAATAACCAATGAAAGTGCGGCGGCGTATCTTCAATGGGGCGCAAATGTTATATCCAGTATTGCGCAAGCTATTCCAGCTATTCAATCGTTAATAACTGCGAAACAGACCGAAGCAGTAGTTAGCGGCGTAGCTTCCGCAGCAGAAACGCCCGTTGTCGGTTGGTTATTGGCGGGAGCCGCCGTTGCTGCCGTCGTCGCTGCAATGGCTAGTATTCCTAAATTCGCAACGGGTGGTATTGTGCCTGGCACATCATTCACAGGCGATAAAGTTCCGGCTTTACTCAATTCAGGCGAGATGATTCTAAATGGATCACAGCAAAGTAATTTGTTTCAAATGCTAAATAGCGGTTTATATGGCTCCTTATCGCAAAAGATTGCACCGTCTGCAGAAAATGGAAATCAGCCCGCAAGCGTAACGTTTCGCATACATGGAAGAGATTTAGAAGGAGTTTTGAGTAATCATTATAATCAGAAAAGCAAAGTAAGATGAAACTAAGATATTATTCAGAGTTTAAAAGCAGGAAAGACAAGACGTATAGAATTGAAATTCATACGGTCTTTGCAACGTATTCCGAAGAACTCACCCTAACAGATAGCCCGTTTACTGTTGAGTATGAATCGGACACTCTATACAAGCCGTTGAAAATGTCTAATTCGGTAACAAGCATATTGACAGATAAGATTTTATCAGACCTATATACAGCCGAAGGGCAAAATATAGAAGTTCGTTTGTATAATAAAACCGATGATGTTTTAGAGTGGTTTGGATATATGAGTCCAAATTTATATTCGAGCGATTATATAACTCCGCTTAATATAGTGGAGATACAGGCAATCGATACTATTTCCGTTTTGGAAAATAAGAAGTACTCTTATATTAATTCTTCCGAGGTCTATTTTAAAAGTTTCAAAGATGTAATAATGCACATTCTTGATATTGCCGATCCCGGAAAGATTCTAAACAAATTGTACTTTCAAAAAACTAATAGAATCTCGAAAGATGTTTCTACTTCTTTGATAGAAGATATTTATATACATGAACGAAACTTCTTTGATGAAGCTAACGAGCCGATGAATAGTAGAGATGTTTTAGAAGAAATCTCTAAATATATCGGTATGACGTTCATTCAGTATCAGGATGCTTATTATATGATCGACTATGATTTTATCAAAAACGACGAGCTTCATTTTTTCGTTTATGATAGAATAAGCGATACATGTGAAAGTATAACAATCCCTTCCGCACTATTGAATGTGCGTAATATTGGCGTATCTGAAAGCGCGGGAAGTATATCGCTTGGTGATGTGTATAATAAAGTATCTGTTGTTGCTAATATGAATCAGATAACCAACTTATGCCCGGAGTTGCTCGACGACGAAAAGGATATAGTAAATCAAAACTCCGATCCCAATAAATATTATATATCTGGTAGGGATATAGACGGAAAGAATTACACCCTTCTTAATTCGTTTTTTAAATCTAATAGTAATTGGGGGTATTTGATACCGAGCTTTTCATTTCTTGATATTCCGGCAGAAGGTGTTGAAGTGACTATCGACAACGTTAATGATATATATTCCGGTGTGGTATGGCAGAAGTACAGCGACTACACAACAGAGGATGGGGAACCGTCTTCTTTAAGTTGGAAAACCTGCGTTTCATTCCTGCAAGCGTATAATATAATTAGTGCTTCTCGAAAGACTCTTTTAACATTGAAAAACGGAGAGTATTCTTTATTCAAAGGAGGATATTTCATAATAAATATCGCTTATAGAATGTCCGGCTCTTTTCTTCCGAACGATATAATAAAAACGTCCGATGAAGTATACTCTAATACAAAATATGGCGCCGGATTTGATAATACGATGGTTCCTTGCAAATTATATATAGATGATTACTATTATGATGGTGAAGTATGGAGAAATCAAAAGTATTATACGGATCGAGTAAATCGAGGCTATTATAAAATCACGCACAACTTAACTTATCGAGGGGCTACATGGTATAGATATAAGGATGCATTTGGAGATTGGAGATTTGTAAGCAAGGGCGAATATGATTCAGCTAGCGGCGAAAAGGCTTCCGGCGGGTTCGCCGATAGCAATAAGGTTTATGCGTATAGGGAAAACGGCGAAGATATTTTTGTCGAAAAATGGTATCACGACGAATGTACGCTTAAAGATGGTTTCTATTTGGTTCATATAAACAAAGAAGGTGATAAAGTTTTCGATGATGAAAAGAGATTAACGAATACTGTTAGTTATAGATTTAATCTGTACGACTCAACGGACGGAGTCGCGATTAAACTTCCAGATGATAAAATACTATGCGGAAAGATACGCTTTGAATTAAGCACTCCGAATCATTTAGGAAAATATCCTATGTATCGAACGGATGGGGGCTGTCACCCTTGTACTGCATTTCATATATCCGATTTCACATTTAAGTATACTAACAATAAAGTTACATACGATATATTTAATAATGCAGTTAACGACTCCGACGTAGTTTACAGCAACGTGATAAACGACAATAATGTAACAGAAATGGACGACATCGAACTATTAATCAACTCAAACGCAAAAAACATTTCTTCTTACTCAAATTGCGCTACCAAATCAGGGGATAAATTTGATTATTTAAAAACGGTATATAGTCCGTTGCACGATAAAAATGTATTGCCGGAACAAATACTAATAGACAAGTTTTATACACATTATAAAGCTCCTAAATTTAGATACAGCAATAATTTGAATCGTGGCTTTTCGATACTGTCTAGGATTTACGAAAATTCCCTCAAAAGAGAAATGATAGTAGATCAAATGAGTATTGATTACGCAAATGAAAGTTGTAACGTATCATTAATAGAAACATGATAGAAGTAGAAAATAAGAAAGTGCCTCATTCGTTTCGGAATAAGTATTTACGCAATTCCGGTTCGGTAAGTATTAGTACAACAACGCCAACGCCTATAAATGGCGGTGGCGTTGATCTTGATGTATTAAAGATGGACGATGGGCGTACATCATCCGATAACAATGTATTTTCGTCTCTTCGTTCCCTATTTGAAATAAAGTCTCGTATTATTGCTCTGACCGATAATAATACGGCACTGACCGACGATAATACGTTTTCTTCTTTGCGCATAAGGCAGGAGCTAGATGCGGCTATCGATGCTTTAAAAGACTTGTATCTATCCAAAACCGCACCAGACGAAACGCAATTCCTTATCAAATTGCTAGGCGGTTTAATCGTTGATAACGGGCTAGACGTAACGAAGGGTATTTCTACGGATACGTTAACCGCAACGACGGTAACAACGCAAATACTCAACGTTCTTGATAAACTGATTGCCAAATCAGCGACTTTTTCCGGTGATATATCCTCAAATGACTACACAGAAGGCTTAATCGGTTGGTTAATCGGCAAAGACGGTCATATAGATGCAAAATCTCTTCGTCTACGTGATTTCCTTGAAGTTCCTGAATTACGCTACAACCGCGTATCAATCGTTTCGGGTGAAGAGTGGAACGCTCCGGGCGGCGGGATCATCGAACGTATAGACGAATCAAATCGGATTATCTACCTTAAACTCGAACCGGGCGAAATAGCAGAAATAGAGGTAGATGATATTTGCAAAGGTATATTCAACGACTCAACCGGATTTCAAACCGCTTATTTTCGTATTACTGAAAAGATCGGTGATTCTACGTTTAAATATGCGCTTCGTTCTGGTACAACCGCACACCCTTGCAAGGCTATGCACTTCGTTTCGTATGGTAATTTCACAAACAAAGAGCGGCAAAAATCGAGCTACTCGACACAAAGTTATATCCGTTACCTGACAGGTGTAAACGGTTGGGAGATTTCAAAGGAAATGATCGCTATGCAGTTGGGCGACTTGTCTAACTTGAAATTGTTTGGTATCGAAATGACCGGACATAGTGCGTATCTCCGCAATGTGTATATGACCGGGACTATCAAGCAATTATCTAACGACGGTATAACCGAAGTTCCCGTACCTGCTTTCAAAGGAGTATGGACGCCGGGCACATATTGGTACTATGATGAAGTTGTATGCAATGGCAGTACATGGATATGTATTGTAGACAAAACAATCCAAGAACCAACAGACAATTCTACTGATTGGCTTAAATATGTCTCTAAGGGAGAAACGGGTGTCAAGGGCGACAAAGGAGACAAAGGCGATAAGGGTGATACAGGACCGACCGGATCGCAAGGTATTCCCGGCACATCCCAGTATTTTCACGTAAAGTACTCCGCTAATGCGAACGGTAATCCGATGTCTGACACTCCGAACACTTATATCGGTACGGCGGTAACAACAAGTGCGACCGCTCCAACCGGATACACTTCTTATAAGTGGGTACAGTTGAAAGGCTCGCAAGGTCCTAAAGGAGATCAAGGTATTGCCGGACCAACCGGAGCCAACGGACAAACTTCCTACTTACATATCAAGTACTCGGACAACGGTACGACGTTTACCGCTAACAACGGTGAAACACCGGGCGCGTACATCGGACAATATACCGACTTCACGGCGGCAGACAGTAATACGTTTTCCGCTTATACATGGACGAAGGTCAAAGGCGACAAGGGCGACAAAGGAGACAAAGGCGATAAGGGTGATACAGGTGCAACTGGGGCAACCGGGCTTCCCGGTGCTCTAATCCGTCCGCGCGGTGAGTGGAAAGCAAATACTAACTATGTTAACAACACGCAGTATCGAGATACTATTATCTATAACGGTAATACTTATTCGTGCCGTGCGGATCATAATTCCGGTTCTTCTTTCGATGTAACGAAATGGACTTTGTTTAACGAATTTATAAATGTCGCCACACAGTTGTTAGTAGCTCAAAATGCGACGATCGACATATTAGGAACATCGGGTTTATTCGTCGGTAATCTATCAAAAACGCAGGGTTGGTTAATAAAAGGCGGTTCAATTAAGCATAATGTAACCGGGCTTGAATTAACAGCAGATGGCAAATTGTCACTCCCCGCAACGGGTGCGGTGACCGTAGGCGGAGAGATTTTCATAAAAAACGGTAAGATCGTAACTGACTTTATTGATGCAAACAAACTCGTTGTAAAACGAATAGAAGCTGTAGAAGGAACAATCGCAGGGTTCCAAATATCTAATACCCACATCGGAACGGGTTCTGTTAGTGGCACAAATTCTGGTAACGAAATGTTTCTTTACGACAATATGATTGGTTTTAATAGTCCCAATAGACAAGTGATTGTCGGTCCATTTAGTACATTAGGAGTCGATTATTTAGGAAGATTCTACGATCACCGATCAAGACCTTATGATATAAACAGGGGCGTATCTATTAGCGTAACCGGTGGACGAGATAATATAGCACTTGCTATTGATGGTGGTATTGTAGTTGATGGCAGAAGAGGGATTGATGAATATATTGAAATCGCCCAAGTATGGCATAATGGGAGTACACGAACTAAAGTATTGCAATTTAAAAATGGAATTTTATTTAGTGCAACTTGGTAATAATATTTAAATTACATAATTATGAAAATAGACTTTAGAGAAATTCAAGTAAAAGACATCGAAGGGAATAACAGTACCGTCGATATTGCAAAAATGTTAGGCAATGCGATTTATCAGAAAACCGCCGATTTGGGTGAGTTGGAATTAGCTCAAAACATCTACAAGAACGGTGAAGTAGAAGTATCTCCCGAACAGGCGGAAAGTATTAAAAAATATGTGAGTACGGGGTTCGTCGCTTTTGTTCAGGTAGCGGTTAATGAGGCTTTATCGGTAGAATAAGAGCTACCCAAAGCGATATGAAATACATAAAATAAAAATATGGACGAATGGTTAAAAATCATAGGAGCGTTAGGAGGATTAGAGGCGATCCGATTTACTGTTACTTTTCTAGCGAATCGAAAAACGAACGCTAGAAAAGAAAAGGCTACGGCGGATTCTATGGAACTTCAAAATTTACTTTCTATCATTGACAATCTAAACAAGCAGATTGAACGGTACGACGAACGATTAAAACAACGAGACGAGAAAGTAGATACGATTTATCGAGAATGGAGAACCGCACAGGCAGAGGCGCAAAATTGGATGCGTAAATACTACGAGCTTGAATTAGCTTTTAAGGATGCGGAACACAACCGATGTGATAGACCAGACAGCGAGTGCAGCCGGAGAACTCCGCCGCGTAGACCAATAACTATTAACAATCAAAATAAAGAAGAAAGCAATGAATAAAATAGACTCGATTATCATCCATTGTTCGGCTACGCGTGCCGGGCAGGATTTAACCGCAAAAGATATTGATCGTATGCACCGGGCGCGCGGATTTAACCAGATCGGATATAATTATGTTATCCGGATTGATGGAACGGTAGAAAAAGGGCGATCTTTAGCAGTTGACGGGGCGCATTGTAATACGAAGGGTTTTAGCGAATCTTCATATAATAAACATAGTATTGGTATTTGCTACATCGGCGGCTTGGATGCAAACGGAAAGCCCACAGACACAAGAACGATCGCTCAAAAAGCAGCTTTGCGCGAGTTGGTTGCTAAACTCTGCAAAGAATATGAGATAATCGAGGTTCTCGGACATCGTGACACTTCGCCCGATCTGGATGGAAGCGGAGAGGTAGAGCCGAAAGAATATATAAAGGCGTGCCCCTGTTTTGATGTACGCTCCGAGTTCCCTAATTTCTTGCGTAATACAGTAGTTCGACCATGAGGCGGCTAGTTTATATTATCATATTGCTGATGTTAGCAATATGTTTCGTGTCATGCCGGACTCAATATATCCCGGTTGAATCCGTTCGCACTGAATACAAAACACGTGATAGTACCCGTTATGATAGCATCTATCAACGAGATAGTATTTATACGCTCATAAAGGGCGATACAGTTTATCTGTATAGATATAAGTATCTGTATCGCTACTTAACAACGAATCGTACCGATACGATTCTTAAAAACGATTCTATTCGTGTGCCTTATCCGGTTGAAAAGAAGTTAAACCGATGGCAATCTATTAAAATGGAGCTAGGCGGATGGGTGATAATTGTTATTTTTGTGTATATGTTGATGTATGCATTGCAGGTGATATTAGGTAGATTAAATAAAAATTAAGCAGAATATTTGAAAGTGTAATATTATTACTGCTCTTGTATGTGCATTTTATTTTTTATATATTTGAGGGGAAATTTTATATATTGAAATATGGGTGAAGATGTAGAAAAATCGTTGTACTTAAGTTACACAGAGATATTGAAAGGGTTACATTTTATAAAAGATGCTATTGACTTTGTAGAACAAGGGAAAGATTATTATGTAATTCCTTTATCAGGTCAATTACGAGCTATATTTGTTTTACCGCATGATAAAAATGGGAACCTTAAAAATTATACCGTTGGTAAAAAAGGAAAAACACGAAATATACCAACTAATATATTTAATTTAGCTCAAAAGCTAAATTGTGATTTAGAAGTATACACAAGCGAATACCATTATAAAAATAGAGATAATCAGTATTTCTCTCACCTATTTGATACTACAATAGATCCAACAGGGAAAAATTTCAAGAGAATTTCTTTGAGAGATTGGATGGAGTTAGATATTATAGTTTGTAGAGGATATAGGTTTAAAATATGGGAAATTATTAAAATAATGGCAGATAGAAACGGAGGAGCACATTATGACGGAGCATTAACAAGGAAAGAAATGGAACTATATAAAGCAAAAAATGCTGCTAACTATTATTCCCTTTTGTCTTTAGTCTTGACTAAGATCGGTAAAGTTTTGTTTCAAATAGGATTTAAGGTTATAAGATCTGTATTCAATTTTCAGTTTATAATGGGTATTGCTTTAAATTTACCAACTTTGACAACAAGAAAAAATATTGCAACTTTTTATTCAATTTCAGGTTTTTCCCCTCTTTCATTAAGTATTGATGAAAAGAATATGATAAAGTTAAATCTCGAGAATCTTGAAGGACACAGGTATGACCTAGATATTGGGGAAAATAGGAGTGATGAAATAATAGTTATTAACTTGGGATATGAAATCAGTGCAGATATGAGCGCAATTCTTAGCGTATATTATTGCAATGAATTCATTCAATATAGATTAGATACCCCTATTTTTATAGGCAGAGGATTTTTGCCACATTTTAAAGTGTATTTTTCAGATGATAATATTAGGATAGGTTTTTCAACAATGAAATTGTTTAGTAGAATATTAAGTCCAGGAACTTGTTTATATCATTATAGTGAGATACGAAAAAAGGAGGATGAAGACATTGCTGTTGTTGAGGGTAAGCAAGAAATGTTACTTTTGAACAATCATACTGTAGATTTTTCGAATGGGGTTAGTTATAAACCATTTAGAGATTATATTAATGACAAAATGTAATAAAGATTAAATTAATAATGAGAAAACCCCGCAACGGCTCACATTGCGGGGTTAGTGTCAAATAAGAATCTTAACCGAGTTTAAGCGATGTTTGATGAATCATTTCGCTTACGTCCTTCAAAGCATTTAAAAATGTTTGAAGTTCATTATCAGTAAAGCGAGCTTTTTTCCCGTTTACGATGTTACCGTTAATTCTTTGATATAGCCAATTTCTTGACTTTCCGAAATACTTCTTTGCGATATAGCTAAACGAAATAGCCTCCGGCAATTCTCCGAGCTTATCTCTTAATATAGCTTCTTCCGCTCTTTCAATGAAATCGTTACAAGCGTCTACAGTTGCTTTTAGTCCAGATTCAGACGCTTTTTTATAGGCTTCTCTCTGGTCCTCTGGCAGTGCGTTATATTTGGCTTGCATTTCTTTTTTGAAAGCATCCCTTTCTTCTTGTGTAGACAAGGTTTTAAATCTTTCAAAATCCGCTTTCATTTCGGGTGTTGGCAAGCAGGCGTTTATATCTATCATATTTTAAAGTTTTAATCCCTCCCCGAAGGGAGGGAGGTTAATTACTCTTTTAATTTTTCCCGAATCTCATTCATCCGGTCAAGTATGTCATTTATTAATGCTTCTCTTTCTTTTTCATTTTCGGGAACCCCGTAGGCTTCGTGAAATGAAGCGAGAAGTTTTAAATTCTCATACTCTTGTTCTAATTCCTTTCTTTCTTCATCTTTCATTGGTTAAACATTAAAATTAAGAACTCTTATTTGACTCTACAAAGATAATAAGCATTTGCTTATTATGCAAGTTTTTGGCGAATTATTTTAGTGAATTAATATAATCTATTACTTTTCTATTCGCTTTATCTATTTGCTCTAAATCGTAATCTATATAAATTCCGGTTGTTTTGCATCCGAACTCGTGCCCCAAAGCTAAAGATATTACATCTTTCGATATTCCTATTTTATGCGCTATTGTAGCCCATGTATGGCGCGCCCAATACGAGGTGATGTCGGGAAATAAAATATCTCTAATCTTTTTCCCGCCTAATCCTTTTCGTTCGAAATTTCCCAGTTTTTGCAAACCTCTATTCATTGCTGCCATATACTTTCTATAATTGTAATCGTTGGTTTCGAGCGTGTTTAGTAGAAATTTATTTCCTTTATACCTGTTTATTATCTCCATTGTTTCCGGTTCTACTTTGATAGAGTATAGCTTTCCGGTTTTTTCTCGTTTATATTCTATGCGTCCGTCAACTATTTGCTTGAGGTTAAATAAGTCTATTGCGTTTATTCCGATTAGATAAAACATAAGCATGAATATGTCTTGATACTCCTTTTGATATTCTTCTCCGTTGAAATCTCTTAGGGTAATAAGTTGATCCGGCTTTAACGATCGTTTTCTAGTTTCCTCCCTTTCTATTGTGAACTTTCTAAATGGATATAGTTCCGTTTCCTCATTATCTATCGCGTGATTGAAAACCGCCCTAATATTCCTTAAATGGATTGAAATCGAGTTTGTTTTTATTCCGGTATCTTTTAGCCATTTATTGAACGATTCTAGCCATTTCCTTGTCATCGTTTCAAATGTACAGGTCGGATCATAGGCAAGAATCTTATTTTTTGTAGCTTTATATAGAACGATTGTATTTTCTTTTGTTTTTGTAGCTACAAACTCATCTATATAGCTTACGAAAGTTTTACAGGTAGATTCATTTTTGATAGATTTTAGAATGTAGTCTTTTAACGCTTTATCGCTCATTCCTTTTAACTTCTGATTATCGTCAAGTATAACAAGTAACATTTCAACACGATTAATAAGATTCCGAATCGCTACGTTCTTAGCTTTATGATTCTTTGCGTTCTTATTATACTCTGTGCCCGTCCATGTTTCCGGTGTAGCGCAAAAATCAGTACATAACATTATTTGCCCTTTGTGTCTGACTTGTAGTTTAACCGGAAATGTCCCATCTTTCTTTTCTCTGCGAGTGTCTAAGTAAAAACTAATTGTTGCCATATTATTATCATTTTTAGTATATATACGCAAACAACGTATTAACGGGATAGCGCGATAATAATGCAAGATGAAAATTTGCATTAAATTTGCATTTTTTCTTTTGAAAATACCCGTTAATAACGCCTAAAAACGATACTTTGATATAGATATAGGGCAATAAAAAAGCCCCTTACTTGTTAGTAAGAGGCTGATAATCAGATAGTAGTGGGTACGAGAATCGAACTCGTATTACATGCGTGAGAGGCATGT